CTCAGCCTCCGGGGTTTCCTCGATGTCCTCGATGTACTTCACTCCGATGCCGAAGCCTGCAATGTTGTCCTTGTAGGCTCGGATGCACTGAGGCAAGATCGTGGACTCGGCGGCCAGCTTATGCAGGCCTGCCAGCGGAGCAGGCGGCTCTATCCAGTCGCCTGCATTGTAGGCTTCCTGCTCTGATACCTGGGTAGGTCCCTCCGCCTTCTTGATGGGCTGGAGGGGCTGCGTCGGCTCGTGGGCCTTGATGATACGCGCCTGCATGGGGCGTGGTTTCTTGTTCGTTGCCAATGGGGTTTACTCCTTTCCTCCTGCCTTCTTAGGCGGCTTCGCCTTGGACGGCTTGACCGGCAGACAGAGTAAAAGCACACAGTCGCCTTCATCAGGGGAAGGCAGGCCGCGTGCTTTGACGTCCTTTTTGCTCTCAATGCGGAGCTTGCTCTGCTCAGATATTCCGTATTTACGGCCTGAGAGCTGAGCTGCTAGGTCTGCATCGTCCGGCAGAATGAGCTCAACGGGCTTCTCGTGCCCTTCGTCGTCGGTCGTCTGGAGCAGCTTCTTGACGATCGACATCATGTAGGTGGTCGTGTCGTAGTAGTAGCGGTGGCGGATGCGCTCGCCGAACTTCACGGGAATAACGGATAACCACCAGAAGCGATCAGGGTCGCCGCGCTTGATCTCGCGCAGGCGGTCGGTCACGCCGCCGCCAACGCCGCCGTCGTCGATCTTGACGGGTATCGCGGTTTCGAGGTGGTACTTGTCCACCAGGGAGCATCCCAGCAGAGCGATCTCGTGCGCTGTCCGCACGGTGTCCTGGCCTCTGATCTTTTGATGGAAGAAAACTTTCTCGTTGACCTTGTACCCAATGATCGTCTTGTCGTCGCCGAAGCGGGCCACGTCGCAGCCGATGTGTACCGTCGGCTGTTCCGTCGGTTCCTGCCAGTCGGTCGCCATGCTCTTTTCGATCATGCTCAGCGGGATGAAGACATCCTTCTCCTGCTTCGGAAAATCACCGGCAACACGGACTCGGAACACATCGGAGTCCTCACCATACATGGTGCGGATGCGCTCGATGTACTCTTTCGACACACGGGGGCTATCCCGGTCGTCAACATGGATTGTGTGGTACTGGGTTCGGTTCTTGTGGTGGCTGTCATAGAAAAAGCCGGTCAGCTGAGTGGGGTTTCCGCACATCAGCAGCCGTGCTCCCTCGGTAGACAGAGCACCCAGAACGGGCTCGAAGACTTCATCATCGACACCGCTCGCCTCGTCGATGATGAACAGCATACTCTCAGAATGGAAGCCCTGCAAGGCGTCTGGGGTGTTCGCGGTACGGGCCACAGCAAACCATTCTTCCTTTGCTCCGTTCATGTAGACTCGCTCTTGCGTCCAGGTGATCTCCCGCTGCAAGGCGGGGTTGCTGCGGAGCCACTTCGATATTTCTGCCCAGAGGATGTCGTACAGCTGGTGCTGCGTGGGAGCAGTACATGGGATTTTGGGATATGGCCGCGTGCAGATGAACCAGATCACGGCCCACGCCTCCACCGCGCTCTTCCCGATACCATGCCCGGAACGAACGGAAGTCATGGGATATTTGGCGAGGCTGTTCAAGATCGCCTTCTGGTTGACATCAGGTTTTGCTCCGATGATGTCCTCCACGAAGTCCACCGGATTGTCGATGTAGTATAAGATTGCGTCACTCGTCAGGCCCTTCACCGTTACGTCTCCTCTCCCATGCCTCTGCAATGACATCCACCAGAGTGCTCTCTTTGTTCTCCGCCTCGATCTTGTGCTCAGTCTCTCTCACGATCTCGGCGCGGCTCTCGCGCTCCAGCTTCGTGGCCTCCCTGAGCATCGAAACAAGCACTTTGGTGTTGATGCTCTCGGCAGGCGTCTTGGCAAGGGCCTCCAGAGCCTTCTCCTGCATTTTCAGAGCTATCCCTATATGGCGGTCATTCATCTTTCTGGCCTTTTTGACGGCCTCTGCGTTGGCTTTCCGTTGAAGGTCGGCGTCGTACTCAGCAGCACGCGCTACCCAACCGTAGGTGCTGCTCCACCTATCCATCAGCGTTTTACTCTTGCCCAACTGCTGAGCAACGGCCCGGAGGCTGCGGTCTGCCCCCAATCCAGCGTAGATCGTGAACGCCTCAAATGCCTTTGCGCTCTCGCCTTCCTGACGCTCCCACGGCTTTACGTCGCTACGCTTCGGCATTTTGTTCTCCCTCCTTTTGCGGGCGGGCCCGTTACTTAACGGCTATCCATCCGCAGAAGTTCAGGCAACGCCAAAACATATCCACCTTATCGAAGCCAGCAGTCCGCAGCATATCGACGTTCCACTCAGGTTTCAGCGGCGACAGCACATTCTCCAGGCTGCGCCGCTTGTCCATGATCTGCTCTTCCGAGTAGCCATTCCTGCGCTTCATGTCATAGTACAGCTCGACCATGAGATCGTCCATGTTTTCGCTCACGATCTTTTCCACAAAAATGAAGGCCCCGCCGGGAGCGAGGCTTTCGTAGATGGCCGAGATCATGGTCTGCCGGTATGCCGTCGGCATAAACTGGAGGGACAGCACAGAGAGTACCAGGCTCGCCGTGTCTTTCAACGGTAAATTTTCCCAGAGATTCCCCGCCCGGACTTCGACGCCAGGGTCCTTGCTGAAGCGCTCTTTGCTCGCCGCGGCCA